TATTCCAGTCGCTAAAGGTACAAGCTTGTATGGTCTAATACTCTTTTTAATAAGATATTTATTAATTAATTTTTTCATAATGTTATTCTTCTAGTTCGTTAAAAGTAGCGTGTTCCAAACAAGCGCCACATATTTCATCACTTAAATAAGATGCCTCTGCACCACAACAATTGCTATACATATTACATATTTTTAATTCGGTTAATTTCGTTAGCATGCTCTTTGCCTCTATCATATCCTTCTCTCCTAGCTTCGCCACATAAATCAGCCGCTAATCGAATTAATTTTATTGCATCATTATACTCCATTCGGGTAATGATTTCATCTGCGTTTTTGTAAAATTTGTCTAAGGTTTTTTCTGTGCTCATATCTGTTTTGTTTTTGTTGTTAGTATTATTATTTCTGTAAAGATAACAAAGTTTTACACATATACACACAAAAAACAATTTTTTTTTATTTTTTTTTATTAGCTAATAGTGTAGCGCCCAAAGTTCGGTCTGCTTAGTATGGAGTAAGTAGCGTAACGGCAGCTATCGATTATGTGATTATTTTTATCCTCTGGTGTATTTACAAGTCTGCCGCTTTTATCCTCTTTCCACTTGTAGTTTCTTAGTTCACTTATTGCATTTGTTGAGGTTGCCAGTGCGTGTATCTTGTACCTCTTTAATAAGTCAATACCAGCATTAACGCTGTCTCTACCTTTCAGGCTAGGCATTATATTGTTACCCATTGTTCTCAACTCAGATATAAGTCTAGGCTCTGCGCTGTCAGCGTATATTGGCTTGTTTAAGACACCCATTTCTTTTAGAAAGGTATTTATATCTTTGGTGGTCATTTGTGTTCTGTAAAGGTGTTCTTCTATATATAGGTTATAGCCTTGCGTATATACAGATACTAATGTGGTGGGGTCGTGGGTATAACCGAAGTCCATTCCATAAGCAATAAGTTCTGCGTCCTCTGGTATCTTGTTAACCTCAACATAACGAAATATAGTAGCCTTACTAGCTGCTCTCTCTCCTAGACCATAGATTTGCCAGTACTGCTCATCTGTGTCTCTTAAACGCTCTATTTCGCTTATTATGCTTTCATCTACAAATGGGTTGTCTAGGTATGTAGTTTTAAAAAAAGAGCAATCCTCCCTGGGTAACACCTTATCATATATCCAGTGATACTCATCGGAGGGGTTAAAGTCTAATATTATTCTCTCTTGTGTTCTAAATACCAGCTGCTGCCAATCTTCAAAGTACAACTCGTTACCCTCGTTTATAAAAAGCAAATCACGCTTGCGCCCTCTAATCTTTTGTGGCTGGTCCAAAGATATAAATTCAACTAGGTTACCAAACAAATGATATTCTGAGTTTGACTTATTGTGAAACTTCTCAGAGTAACAATTATGCTCCAGCAGAATACTCATAAAATCCCTTAGAACAGTTGCCCTCAAACTAGGAAATGACTTTCTACATATAGTAACTACCTTGCCTTTGTTATTGGTGCAGTACTGGAATATTATCCAGAGTATTATATTGTAGGTTTTACCAGAACGAGTACCTCCTTGTTCAACTACAATTTTGGTATCTGTTTCTACTAGGTGCTGAAATACAACATTAGTCTTTATTTTTGATGCTATCAATTATTTCTATTTGAAAATTAGTTGGCATACCCTCTGCTCCAGTTATTTCTTGGCGCTCAATATAGCCTCTGTTTTTCCCCTTTGTTTTTAGGTAAAAAATAGTTGCGCTTGTATTGCCATCTTTTATTTGCTGGTGCAGCTGGCTCTCTGCAAAATCTAATGCTATGTTAGAAATGTCTTCTACTCTTTCCTTAAAAGCTGCATCATCTTTGCAATACTTATAAAAGGTTTCACGACTACAGCCAGCGTTCTTACAAGCTGTAGTTACAATTCCTAGTGATTTTTCAAGTGAGTTAATTAAACTCTCTTTTAATATGTCAGATTTTGTCATTATATATTATTTTGGTTTCCAGGCTTTGCTAAATTCAACACCTTTAAATACTTGTGATTTTGGTATGCCACTTCTAAAGAGTAACCTAACAACTTCTTCCTCCTCCATCTGTAGCCTCTGCATTATCTCTTTACCAGATAAACCAGCATTACTCATATCTGTTATTATTTTGCTCATCTCTAATACCCCATGCGTACCCCTGGCTCTATTGTGTCTTATTGTAGCCATTTGCTGTTGTTCTTGGTCTTTTGGGTGTATGGTAACGGTTGGTACTTTTCCGTCTGTTAGAGCGTTTATATCGCTGTCTCCAGATATGGTCCACCTATGGAAACCATCTACTATTGTTTTATCTGGGTTTATAACTATTGGCTGTGTCCAACCGTCCTCTATTATAGATATTTTTAATAGTTTAAGTTCTTTAGGTGCAACCTTGTTTGGGTTATACTTATTTGGCTTTAACTCGTTTCTATCTAGCCAGGTAATTTTATCTAATGGTTGTTTCATATTTTTACTTATATATTTGGTTTGCCTCTTTTTCGCTTATACCTAATTTCTTTCTTTGATTTTGTGCCAGGGTGTTTAAACTAGATGTTTGTCTGCCTTTAAAATCTCCTCTCATTGCAACCCTACATAGAAACTGCCAGGATGCGCCACTTAATGGATGCGGCTCATCTTCTGGTAATGGCTGGCTTGTTCTTGACTTGTGAAATCTAATATACTGATTTATAGTTTTCTTAACGTCATTCCTGGGCTTAGCAGAATAGCTTTCTAATATTACTTTTAAATACTGCCTAAATGTAATATGGTCTGGTTTTGTTTTGGCGTTGCTGTAAAGCTCCGAATTAGCATATCTCCAGGCTGTAGCAACACCCTTAACTCTATTTAGCATCTTGTGCCACATATCAGGAAAACACTCTGCATACACCCACAATCCTCTTAGAGGCTCCTCTCCAAACGGAGGGCATACTCTCTGGGTTAGAAACTTATTGTGCAACTTTGTCTGGTTAAAAATATCGTATGTTTTGTTATAGTCCCATTCAAATTTGTGTACTGCCAGCCATACATCAGTGCTATTCCAATCGTATATAGGAAATGCCCTATATTGGTTTTGTCTGTTTTCTGCCTTGCTGTTTATGAAGTGGTCATTTTTCTTTCTGGCTATTACCTGGTATCTCCTTAAACTTTCCTCTGTTCTAATTCCAGTTAGCATTGCAACTCTCCCCTCTGTTCTGTCATAAAGATAAGGCGCAAACTCTTGAAAGGTCATACCTTTTTTAAAGTTCTTATGTTCAGTTATTGCCTCCTCTGGCATTTCCCTAGTCCATTTGTCTTTCTCTTTTTTATCCCAGGTGTACCAGAATGGCTCCTCATTTGAGCAAGCATTTCTATGCTTAAACTCTAAGCAGTACCATTTAAGGTCCACCTCATCAAGGTCGTATGTTCTCTTTACATAATCTATTGTTGGTGGGTGTATAGCCTCCTCATCAAAAAACACAACCTCTAATGGCAGCTTATCAAGTTTCCTGGCAACCTCTAGTGTTGCATTTAAAACAGCTGTGCTATCTTTTCCTCCAGAAAAACTAACCACTACCTTGTCAAAATTTTCGTACAAATACTCTACCCTTTCAAGAGATTTTTCCCAAACATTTTTTTCTAAGTACTCTTTTTTTCTAATCATTTTAATTTTATTATTTTGCCATCATATCCAGTTCTATATATTCCAATAACCCTCCAGTATATGCAGCACCAAATTTTTAGCTTAATAATTTTTGATATTGTAGTTCCACCATTCTCATAAAAGTTTTGGTAGCTATATGTTCTTTTTATTTTAGGCAAAATCTCTAATAGTATGCTCGTGAAACTTGTTGTAATATTTTTTTTCTACATCAAGTTCATTGACAGCCTCCCAGCATTTAGAAATAGGCAACCCTTTATTCTTATAACCCATAGCATAAAAAGGAGAGTTTCCAGTTTTCTTTCCAAATTTTGTATTGTAAATCATTGGTACTCTAACGTTTTCTTTTCTAAAGTATTCCCAAACATCTTTCTCAGTAAAGTCTCTTATAGGATGTGCTTGCAATCCATTTTTCTTTGTGCTATATATTTCTGCCTTAACAGTGTTATCCCATTTAGTTCTTCCAGTAAATGTTAAATCATAACCATTTTTTTTCTGATATTTTTTAATTGTTGTCTGTTGTCTTCTAAAACAATATTTTGCTATTAATTTAAAATCGCTAGTGAATAAGTATTCTGGGTGTCTTAAAAGCCAATCATCACTAAGTGAGTTTATGTAATCTACATTAAAATTATATAAATTAGAGATTTCTTTTATATCTGAAATTACGCTATCAAAAGTATGAGAGGTTTCACATACCATTTTTATATTTGGAACGTAATACTTAGAAATCATGTGTGCCACTATCAAACCATCTTTGCCTCCGCTATATGCTACAAATGGCTTTTTTGACATAGACAAGGCTCTTTCTATTATTTTATGAGCGTTCCTTATTTTATCTTCTATCATTTTGTTCTTATTTCTTTTATAGAATTTGCTGGTATTCCTTTTACTATTGTTCTATTTATCATTGGATGATTTATATCTGTAGCACCAAAATCACTATCTGGATGAAACGCTATAACGTCCATTGCCTCCAGGTATGTAAAAAAACAATGGTTTCCTATCTCGTAGTCTTCTCCATCTAAACCTTTTTTAAATGTAGTGCCATCCCATTCTTTGATTATAAAAATCATATCTTCTTCCAGATTAAGGTTTCCAAAAGGTGTAACGCATTCTCCAGAGCCATTAGATACAATACCTATTCTATGGCTTGGGTGTGTATGTGGTGTTTGTGATATGTTGCTTGGGAAGTGCAAGTGGTTAAAACAAGGGTCGCCCATTTTAATAGGAGGAATAAGCAAGCTATCAGTACAGCCATCTATATATTTTAGTCTGCCTTCTTTTTCTACCTTTCCAACGTGATACATAGCCCTATAGTTTGTTTCTGGATATACTCCTTTTGTATGGTGTACCTCAATAACAATCATTTTAAAACACTGGTGGAGTGTAAAAACTCCATTTAAAGAGAAGTAATTACCCTTGCTTAATAAGGTGCATTGTTCATTGTGTGTCAGTATAGCGTGACCGGAATACATATAACCATAGTAGCTGCAATCCTCTTTAGGGTCAAGTCCTATGCCATCTATTACGTTATAATAACTTATTGGATATTTTTTGTGATTGCTTTCATCCATTAGCAATCCTACTTTTGTATTGTCAAATACTTTAAATGCTGCGTTTTCCATAATCTACTAATACCATTAAGGCATCTTCTTGTTTTTCTAGGTTATCTTTTATTTTAATTTGGTTTAATAATTCTATTAGTTCAAGTTTATTTTCGTGTAACATAATCATTTCAAATATACTATGTTCATCATCTGTAAGGCTTGGTTTAGTATCTTTCTCTGGCTCATCTTCTTCTAATTCAAATACATCATCTGGCTGCCATACATCCATTCCCCAGTCTTTCAGTTGCGTGTTGTCCCATTCGTTTGCTAGTATGTCCCAGTCCCAATCTCCAAAGCCTACATTGTCTTTAATTACAAACTCTCTCTCTTGTTGCTCTGTTAGGTCATTAGCTATCGTTACATACACTTCTTTTAGTCCAGCCTCTTTAGATGCTTTTAACCTCATATTCCCTCCTAAAACAACCATATCTGCGTTTACTACTATAGGTCGCAATTTTAGCATCTCTGGAAACTCTTTTATAGACTGCACCAGTTTTTTGAATTTATAGTCTTTTATAAACCTAGGATTGTTTTCGTTTGGTTTAACTTTATTAATCTTAACTAACTCCATATATATAACGTATTTAATTTTGTTTTTTACCCAGCTTTAAATTTAACAATTTTTTTCTTATTTCTTTTCGTTTTTTTCCAATAGGTAATTTGTCTAACAACTGCTGTAGTTTTTGTATTAATTTCTTATTAGTCATATTTTCTTTTTTTATCATAAAGTGCCATTCTGGTTTTATCATTCTGCACACATTATTTTTTCGTATTTCTCTTCTGTCTTCTTCCAATCAAAACTTTTTAAAATAACTTTTACTCTTTTGTCGTATATTCTTTTTTGCTCTGTTGTTAAAAATCTGTATTTGACCTCGTTGGGTGTCCAGCTTTTATTGTTAAACCTCCTCTTGAAGTCTTTGTAGCTTTTCATTTCTTCCTGATGGCATTCATTTTTTTTAAGCTGTTTTTTGAGTTTTCTTTTTAGGGTTGCGTTTTCTTTTTGCAACTTCTCTATTTTTGGCAACTCGTTATACTTAACATTTGGTTTTATGTTAAAAATTTGCTCCAGGTTTTCAAAGTAATCATAAGAATAATTCTTGTAAACATTAAACATATTACAAGCGTGTATAGCAGTGCTGTGGTCGTAACTCTTATGCTTTGGCTGCGTTCTAAAAAAAGCTGCTATAGCACTGGGTCCAATCTGCATTTTCTCTCTAAGCAAATAGCAGAAAAACGCTCTGTGCTCTATAACTCTCCTAACCCTGGTCTTCTCAAATATATTTACTCCAGTAGTTTTTATTAATAAATCGCTTATTTCTTTGGGTGTCTGTAATAGTTTAATCATTACTCTGTAGTTTTTGTATGTATAAAGCAGCATCCATTAATTCCTCTTTTAAATGCTGCAAAAAATCATCTCTATTGTTATCTTGTAAGGTTGTTTTGTATTTGTCTATTCCTACGCAACTCCTTATGTCAAACTCTCTTTTTAATTCTTCTACTATTTTGTCTTTCATTCTGTTCTTAGTTTTAATAAGCTGTAGCATTCAATGTATTTTTCTCTTGCTTTGCTTTTATATTTGTCTTTAAATAATTGAAACAATTTTCTCATATATTGGTATTCTGAAAAACAATCTTCAAAATATTTCTCTGCAAACTTTTTACCTTTGCCCTTGAAATAATTTACATTGTCGGCTGTATCTCCAGCAATCATTTGCTCATAAAAATTATATCTAGCCTCATCTTCTGATATATCCAAAATTACCTGGTGCTTATAATGGTAGTTGTACATCAAGCAAGGGAATTGTTTGTAGTCTTTGTCTATCGATACAATCATAACCTCATCACGTCCCAAATCATCAGATATGTTTTTCCAGTACCTAGCCACTAAGTCGTCAGTTTCTAAGCCATAACCATAAATGCTATCGTATTGTTCTTTTACGAATTGGTGCATCTCACTCAGCAGCGGAGGTAGTTCTTGTTTTTTTCTGTTAGCCTTGTACTTCTTGGTTAGCAGTTTTCTAAAATTACCTTTTGAGCCACTGAAACAAAGCACCTTATCAATAGTATATCTTTCCTCTAAGTCATTTACTATTTTCATAAATTGTTGGTCAAACTTACTCCTGGCATCTGATATATCTCTGTAGTACATATCATCGTCTGGGTTTTCTCGTTTCCTATAGCAGCTGGCGAAAATTAAGCTGTCTGCATCTACTAATAAAATCATATTTCTGTTTGTGCTTCTTTAATCATTTTAAGGTGCATTTCTTGCATTTTCTTTTGTTCTTTAGTTACCATATTGATTATAGATGGTAGGTCTCTAAAAAGCTGGTCTACATTCATTA